AGCGCAGCGGAGCCCAAACAGCCGCGCCCCGGTTGTCATGCCGGTACAACTGCTTATTGTTACCAGCCTTAAAATACTGGTACTGCTCCTGGTAGCCGCCCTCGTAGCTGTTGGCATAGGTACGGCTTCCGCCGTAGATCTCCTTCTCCGCGAAGCGGAACAGATAATCCACCGAGGACGACACATTCCCAGCCACATCACCAGTGCCCCCCGCTACGTTGTCCGTGAACTTAGTCACCGACTTCATCACTTGCCGTAGGTCCTTGGGTAGCGCCGCCATGAGGGTATTCGCCACCGGGCTATTCACGATGTCGTAGCTTTGGGGGTCGTAACCCACCCGGCCAGAGCTTGGGGAACTGCCGTAACCGCTGGGCTGCTTGTTGGTGCTGCCCAGGATGTCATACCGAGCGTCACAGCCCTTCCAGCCGCCATAGTTGTAGTTCCCCCAGTGGTTGGTATTGAACCCCTTCCTGCCGTCCGAATAGCTGTTATTGTAGTTGCTGTCACACAGCGCGACCTGGGTGCCGCTAATCTTGCCGATGGCCCAATGGATGCGGTTGCTGCCCTCCCGGCTGGCATTGTGGTTAAAGCCGACAATGAATGTGTCGACCTGCAGGTTACTGAGCGCCAGGGTCCCCACAGTGCCGTTGAGGTTGATGGGCTTGGTGTCTCCCACGCTCCACACATTGGCCGCTTCGTTGGCGTCACTGGCCGCACGGATCGCCGCCCAGGTGTTGGCGCTCAGAGAATCGTCGAATACATTCACTGTCACGTTACAGGTCTTGGAGGCGGGGGCCGTGTAGTTCGTCCCGGCGGCCACATGGACGGTGATAACGGCAGTGCCATAGGATTTTCCGGTCACGGTGACGGTATTGCCGGACACGCTCACAGAGGCCACGCCGGTAGCATTGGATTCCGCCGTAACCGTTCCGTCACCCGCCCGGACGGCGGTGATGGTCCCGCTCTTAGTGGTGGAGTTCAGCGTCAGGGTCTGAGGGTTGAGGGATAGGCTTCCGGCTGCCTTCCCGATGGTCCACTGTACCGTCTGCGGGCCGGTTCCCCCGCCAGACCACTGATAGTTCTCGGTCGGCGTGAATGTAGCGTCATAGTTGCCTGCGTTCACGCCGCTGCTGTCCCCGCCCAACGTCAGCTTAGCCGGGTCATAGTTGGACCACTGCGGCGTCAACACAGAGCCGGTATAGGTAAGCGTTCCGCTCTGGGTGGGGGCTGCGGATACCGTAGCCCGGCCGATACTCCAGGCGGCGTTCTTTGCCGCCGTGCTACTATCCGGCCACTGGTAATTTGCCGTCGGAGTAAATGTAGCGGTATAGCTTCCGGCGTTGATTCCGCTCGTCGTACCACCGAGCGTCAATTTGGAGCTGTCATAATCCGCCCATGTAGGACTCTTGGAATTGCCGTCGTAAGTCAAGCTCCCGCTTTGCGTGGGAATGGTTGCCACTGTGGCTCGTCCAATGGTCCACTGTACGGTTTTAGCCTCGCTGCCGCCGCCGGTCCAGGTATATCCCTTTTTGGGGGTAAACTGCACTTCATAAGTCCCGGCATCGGTGGCCTTAGTAGTACCGCCTATATCCATCATCTCCGGGTTGTACCCATTCCAACTTGGGGTCTGCTCGGAGCCGGTATAGGTCAAGCTGCCGTTCTGCGTAGGGACTACGCTGATGGTGTGAGTAATGGCATCAATTCGTTCAGCCAGATCGGGGTGGGCCTCCGGGTCCTTATTGTGGGCGGTAACGGCCGCCGTCAGATCCTCCTGGCTTACTGTGTCCAGGGCCGGGTTAATGACGAACTGTAGTACCGAGGCGTCGGCCACAACGATGTGCATGAGCATGGTGAGCTTTCCGGACACGCCGCCGGAGATTGCCACCTTCTCAGTGTCTGGGGTATTGCACACGGCGACCATTACGCCGTCGTCCGAGTAAATAGCCGCTTCGCGGACCACAAAGCCGCCCACATCTTCTCCGATGACGATTTTCACGTCAATCATATTTGCCGTGGTGGTGCTGATAGTCGCGCTGACGATCTCGCCTCGCCATTTCTCGTTCTTCAATTCAGTCTGGGCAGGGGTCGGGGAATACGGCTCCCCGTTGCCATCGCCCACGGCGGCCTCGGTGATGGGGAGCTTGGTGCCGTTCAAGATACACTCGGCAATCAGAGCGGCTCCCGCATTGGTGATGACCGTCCCATAGGTCGTTGCCATAGGGTCATTCCTCCTTCGGATAAATTTCAACACAGGCGTGGTATTCCAGAGGCCCAGCCATAACGATAGCCCCTTGACTTTCCAGCTCGCTGATGATTTGGGGCCAGATTTCCATATAACTGGACTGTTCGGTGTAGGCTCCGTGAGTTATGGTGCCGTAGGTCTGCAAGAAAGCGGTCATAAGGACCAGCATATTGCACGGGCGGACTGCCAGCAGCATATCTAGGATTTCGCCTGCTAGGCTGCTGGCGTTAGGTAGGGCGTTGTAGTCAAGCTGGATATTCACCACATAACCAGACACCGTCAACTCATAGCCAGTAGCCCCGCACAGGCCCGCCAGCCAGTTCCGCAGCCACGGCACAGTATAGGGTAACTCCAGATTCCACATAGCCTTAATTCGGGCCTTGCGGACCTCCATGCTATCCGTGTCCTTTGGGTAGATGCGAAGCTCACGCTCCCACACGGATACCCCGTTTTCATCAGCAGTGTCTAGGAATTGGTTTGCTAGGACCAGGGTCAGCGCATCCCAGGCCACCGCTATCTCCGGCTCGTTAGCCTTGTTGATGGTCTGTATTTCAAGCACCTCCCGCAGCACAGGGGGTAGGTAATTCAAAAGCCGTCTATCCATCGGTTACCTCTCCTCTGGCGGGAATGCTGTCCGGGCTGAGCGCGTGGTTGCTTTCCTTCCCGTTGATTTTCGTCCCCCCGATGTCCGTGACCATATTGGAGCATTCAGAGAGGATGCGGCTTTCAATTTGTGAAATACGGACGGTTAAAAAATCAGAGCCAGCCCAGCTCCGGGCCAGCTCTTGGAAGTAACTGTCGATGACCTTTTCAATATAGCTTTTCGCAGATTCCCAGTCCCAGCCTTGCGCGTAAGTAAGGTGCAGCTCAATGTCGACACCCTCGGCGGCCACCCCTACCACCGAAACCACGTGGCCAATAGGGGCCAGCCCCAGGCCCTCTCCTGCATTTTGGATCGGGTCAATGGCGGTCTGAATCTCTTCCAGCAATGTTGGTGACGGGGCCTTGTAGTCGGAGGCCATAACGACCAACTTCACGACCCCGCCCACAGTCAGCAACTTGTTTTTTGCCGCTGTATAAACTGCGGTAAGCCATGTAGCCACGTTCTCTTCCAAGGTGCCGACCGTTTCGTTGTACCAGCTTTCCACGCCCTTGTCTGGAATTAGGCTAGAAGGAGCGAGGCCCTCATTCCATACGGCGTGAATCTTGACATCACCCACGCCAGGCATAGCCAGCACTTGTTCCCGGTAATCCGCTTGGTTCCCCCCAAATGCCTGGGACTGAAAACTGTCGAGCACCCGCTGCCGGAAAGTCTCCGTTTCTTCCTCGTCGTCTCCGGGGATCAGCAGCTCCACCAATTCCGCATGGGTAAGGCCCTGCACATACTCTACCGGAACCAGCGCCCCGCTGTAGCTGTTGGCGACTGTTCCTGGTGTCTCACAGGTGACTTGGTGGCTAAGTCCGGTTTCTGTGTCGTAGCTGGTGTCCATACGGGCGGTTACAGCAAAGTTCAAGTCTTCACAGGAAAAACGAGTGCCCACTGGCACTTCGATATTAAACTCCGCCCGGAACACAGCCTGGCTGGCCGGATAGGGTACCATACTGCGATCCGCAGCTCTCCGAATCAAGTACTCTCGTGGAGCCGTGGCAATATAGGTCGCCTGGAACACAAAATCGGCGGCGATGTAAAGCTGGGCAAGCTCCGCCATGGACGGCGCGACCCCGTTCATCACCATGGACCCCTCCCGCTTATCCCCCACAGAAGTCACCCTGGAGAGGGCTCGTGCAAGTAGGGTTTCATAGGTCATATCTTCAAACATCAGATTGCCACCTCCTTTTCTGCCTCTACGTCACCAAAGATAGTCCGTACAGTAAACTGAGCGCGGAGCTGATTCCTGCCTGTTTCAAAGGTCCAGTTCTCCACGCCAGTAATACGGTCATCCTGGGTCAACGCTTCGGTGATACGGCGCTTGATTTCGCTCATAGCGTAGTCCTGAGGCTTGCCGATTAAGTCAATCAGTTCCGCCCCATAGCGTCGGGAATAAATTGGGTAGGCGTACCGTTCCACGTTAAGAATGAGGTACACCGCCTGGCGGACGGCGTCCTGGCCGTCTGTCATTCCTCGTACCCGCCCCCGGTCAATGTCCAGCTTGTGGGTGTCGCTGGGCTGTGTCTCCATAGTAAAAGCAATCAGGTTCAGGTCATCCCCGGTAGTCGGTAGCGTAGCCATTACGGTGCCTCCCATCTGTCCAGAACGATATATTGCTGGCCGCCGTCGCACCGCAGCAGGGTAACCTTTTCATCCTTTTTGAGCCCAAGATGTACCCGGAAGGACTTCCGCCCCTTGTAGGGGTGGGAGTGTTCCACCGCTGTTGCGGAGCCGCCGCCGGTATAGGTGTCTACGACTGGATGACCGTGGCTGATGCTTTCCGTTGCATGGTCTACCGTCATTTCCACCGTGAAGTCCCGGACGGCGTTGGTAAGAATCAGCTGAGTTTCAGACAGCACCAGCTTTTGGTCTGTTGTAATTTCCAGCGGGGACACCGCGGTCACGGTCCCGTAACATACCCCCATAGGCCCGTCGGCCTTCACGGCCTCTATGGCTGCCTGTTTCACGCTTCGGACCAGCTGATTGATATCAAGCGACAAACGTACCACCTCGCATATTCAAGTCCATTACGTGCTGTTCGTTGCTGAAGGTATGCTTGACCTGCTCCACCATGAGATAACTCGACAGGTTCATATCCCCTAGCCCCAGTATAACTACCAGCATCGTCCCGGCCCGCACCCGGACATCCCCCAGCACGTCTTTGAGCTTAAGTGTCCGGGTCTTGGTGTTGTAGAGACTAAGAAGGGCGTCAGCCATCGCCTTGGCGTTGGCTGTACTGTCGATTTTTTCATAGTACTGTAGGACACCCCACTGATTGATGCTGGAGCCGTCCTGGGCAATGAAGATCTCCCGCTTGCCGGTATCCTTATTCTCATAGGATAGCTTCACCTTATCGTAGGTCTGGGAGGCAATAGAGGTCTTATAATCGAAGTCCCCGGCTGTTTCATTGTCAACAAGCAACCCCAACTTCATATCTCCGATATTTTTCAGCGTTAACTTGCCCACATCGTCATAGAGCACGTACATCTGTGACGTGGCTTTTAAGGTCTCGTCCAGAGCCGTCTGGATGATGTCAAAGAGAGTCCTGTTGTCCTCCACCCGGCTGGCGATAGTGTAGCCTGTATCCGCTAGGGCCCCCACATTGAGCTGGAAGTCCTCGGCGATCATACGGATGACCGCCGCCGCCGTCTTATTGGAATACACATAGGTGTCCTTGTTTTTGAGGTAGTAGAGCTGATCATAGACCGTGATGGTGATGACCTGATCCATACTCCCTTTCCTCGCCTTTTCAAAGACGAACCCATAGAAAATGGGGGTGCCGTCCACGGAAAAGCGGCAGGGGTCCCCTTCTTGGAAGCTCAGGCCAGGGGTTTTGACAATGTCAGCCGTGAGTTTGCCCGGCTGTCCTTGGCGTTCCCATTCAATGCTCACGCTTTCTACCACCGGGGGCAGCATAACGGCCCCCTGGTGCTGTATTAGTAGTTCATAGGTCATGGCAACGTAAGCACCTGCCCTGGGTAAATCAAATTCGGGTTGCTAATCTTATCCGTGTTCGCGTTGTATATCTTGCTGTACTCGGCACCCTTACCGTAATACTTGGCCGCAATGGCCCACAGAGAGTCCCCGGCCTTGACCGTGTAGGTCTTGGCTGTCGGGGCGGTACTTTCCTCCCGCTCCTTCTCGACGGCCACGGTAGCCG